GCCTCTGGTCGTATGTCCGGCCCATTGAGTGGCCGCGACGATCTCGTTGATGGTCGCGCCCTCCGGCGCGCGCAACATCTCGATCACGGCCTCCTGCTTGGTGCCGTTTCGGCGGCGGACGGGCTGAGGGGCGGCCTCGGGCTGTTCCTCGTTCTCAGCATCAGGGGCGTCGGTGATCCCGAGCGTCGCGAAGGCCAGCGGCGTGGCGCGGAGCGTGATCGGGCCGCGCACCTCGTCGTGCCGCCAGACGGTGTTGCGGTCGGTGGCCGGGATTTCCTCGATCAGCCCGAGCTTCAGGAGGCTCTTGCAGACATTGCCGACGGCGCCGCCCTTCAGTTTGGCGGTGACGGGGAAGACCATCCCGTCCTCGCGCGCGCAGGCCGCCGAAAGGATGACGGCTTGCGTATCGGTGAGCTGGATCATCGCTCAGCCCTCCGCGCCCGGGCGGCCAAAGCCGAGGACGGGGAGGATGAAGGCGGCGTCTTCGGGATCGCGGTTCGCGGCGGCGAGCCAGTCGGTCAATGCGGCTTGTGCGGTTGCAAGATCGGGGAAACGGCCGAGCCAGCCGATCTCGCCGCCGCGGTCGGTGAGCACGAGACAGGGTTGAGAGTGCAGAAGCGTCATGGGGTCGTCTCCGGTTCCGGGCCGCGACCATCGCGGCCCTCCTACGACCCCGACCCCGCCGGGCTGGCGGGGCAGAAGTCCCGCCTGCACCGGCGATCAGCGGGCGTGTTCGCCCTCGCCAAAGGCGCTGTCGGTGATGCGCTTGAGGAGGCTGGCGTAGTGCTCCAGCGTGCCGACCATCGCCCAGCCCACCTCGTCGGGGTGGCAGTCGAAGTGGTCGTCGCTGAGCGCCTGCAGGCGGGCGAGCATCTCGTCGATCTCGGCCTTCCTGCCCATGAAGGCGCTCAGTGCCGCCTCCTTGTTGCGGCGCGCCGTCTCGGCGCGGAGTTCAAGGCGCGGGGTGGTGATGGTGGTGTCCGTCATGGCGGTGGTCCTTTGGCTGCGTTGCATCGTCCCTGTGCAGTCAGAATCGCTCTGCAGTGCCGGAAAGTGTAGGCAATTCAGAGCCATATGATTGCCATCTCGCTGCAGGTGTCAGATCAGCCCGATCCCGGCCAGCGATGCGCTGGCGGCGGCGAGTTGCGCGGTGGGCAGTTCGATCTTGAGGTGCGAGATGACATCCGAGACCTCGGCCGCGATCCCGTCCTCGCGCAGGGCGGCCTCGATCGCCTCGGCGACGGCGTCGGGGCGCGAGCCGTCGAACTGGTCCGGAAGGGCTGCGTGATCGATGCGGATGGTGGTCGTGCTCATGGCGGGGTCCTTTCAGGATCGGGTGGCGGCGCGGCGCCCGGCCTCGTAGGCCTCCGCGAGCGCGTCGCGGATCGCCCAGACGGCGACGTCGTGGAAATCGAGGCGGTCGGAGTTCCGGGTCTCGAGCGTCTCGAGGAAGAAGCGGCGCTGCGCGATCTCGAGGATCAGCGCCTCGCGGGCGGCGGCGGGGTCGGTCTTGCGGCGGGTCATCGGGGTGGCTCCGTGGTGAGTTGCATCGTCCTTCTGGTGACAAGTTCCCTCTGTCCGCCGCGCTTATCAACTCTATAAGCACATGAAACTGAATGATAATCGGAGCCGTCGATGCAGGGCATGAGCGAGCGCGAGTACGCCGCCCATGTCGGGCTGTCGCGGGGCGCGATCCAGAAGGCGAAGACGGCCGAGCGGCTGGTTCTCCATCCCGACGGCAGCATCAACGCGGCCGCCAGCGATGCGCGACGCGCCGAGACGACGGACCCGTCGAAGGTGAGGGGCGACCGTGGCGCCAGTGGCGCCGCGAAAGCGCCCCGAACGAAGCCGCCCGCGCCGAAGCTGAAGCCCGTTCCCGAGGCAGCGGTCGCGGCCGTCGGCGACACGCTCCGCGAACAGGGGCTGGCGGTCCCCGCAGTGGGCGGCGGCACGACCTTCCTGCAGGCCAAGACCGCGAACGAGGTGCTGAAGGCGCAGGAGCGGCGCATCCGGCTCCAGAAGCTGAAGGGGGAGTTGATCGAGCGGGCCCGCGCGCTGGCGCTGGTGTTCCGGCTGGCGCGGGAGGAACGGGACGCGTGGGTGAACTGGCCCGCGCGATCTGCCGCGCTGATGGCGGCGGAACTCGGCGTGGAGCCAGCCGCGATGCAGAAGGTCCTCGAAAGACATGTACGCGCCCACCTCGACGAACTTGCCGAGGTCCGCCCCGACTTCCGGTGATGAGGAGCGGTTTCGCGACAGCGAAACTCAAGGGTCCAGTGGACCCTTGCGAGGGACGAATGCCCGGAGCGCAAGCGCAGGGCCGGAAGATGGCCTGACGGACTTCGACGGCGCGGGCGAGATCCTGCGGTCGTGGTGTAGCGGGCTGCGGCCTGACCCGGACCTCACCGTCTCGGAATGGGCGGACCGGCACCGGATGCTCTCGGGCCGCGCCTCGGCCGAACCCGGGCGGTATCGCACGGTGCGCACGCCTTACATGCGCGAGATCATGGACCGGCTGTCGCCCGGCGATCCCACGCAGCGGATCGTATTCATGAAGGCCGCACAGGTCGGCGCGACAGAGGCGGGCAACAACTGGATCGGGTTCGCCATCCACCAGGCGCCGGGCCCGATGCTGGCCGTCCAGCCGACCGTGGAACTGGCCAAGCGCAACTCGCGCCAGCGGATCGACCCGCTGATCGACGAAAGCCCCGACCTTCGGGACAGGGTCAAACCGGCCCGGTCGCGCGACGCGGGCAACACCATGCTATCCAAGGAATTCGCGGGCGGGATCCTGATCATGACGGGGGCGAACTCTGCGGTAGGGCTGCGCTCGACCCCGGCGCGCTACATCTTCCTCGACGAGGTCGACGCCTATCCGGCGTCCGCCGACGAGGAAGGCGATCCGGTCACGCTGGCGGAAGCGCGGTCGCTGACCTTCGCCCACCGGCGCAAGGTGCTGCTGGTCTCGACGCCGACGATCCGGGGGCTGTCGCGCATCGAGCGGGAGTTCGAGGCGAGCGACCAGCGGCGATACTTCGTGCCGTGCCCGCATTGCGGCGCGATGCAGTGGCTGAAGTTCGACCGGCTACGCTGGCAGAAGGGGCGCCCGGAGACGGCGGAGTATCATTGCGAGGGCTGCGACGCGCCCATCGCGGAGCACCACAAGACGGCGATGCTGGAGGGTGGCGAATGGCGGGCGACGGCCACGGCCGCCGATCCGACCACGGTCGGGTATCACCTCTCGGCACTCTATTCGCCGATCGGCTGGCTGAGCTGGGAGCGGATCGTGCGGGCCTGGGACGCGGCCCAGGGGTCGGACGAGGCGATCAAGGCGTTCCGCAACACCATCCTTGGCGAGACATGGGTCGAGACCGGGGAAGCCCCCGACTGGCAGCGGCTCTACGACCGGCGCGAGGCCTGGAAACCGGGCATCGTGCCAGCGGGCGGGTTGTTCCTGACCGCCGGGGCCGACGTGCAGAAGGACCGGATCGAGGTCGACGTCTGGGCCTGGGGGCGCGGGCTCGAAAGCTGGCTGGTCGACCACGTTGTAATCGAGGGCGGGCCAGATCGGCATGACGCGTGGTCGGAGCTGACCGCGCTGCTCGACCGGTCCTGGCCGCACGATCGCGGCGCGCATCTGCGCATCGCGCGGCTTGCCATCGACACGGGCTACGAGGCTCCGGCCGTCTATGCCTGGTCGCGCAAGGCGGGCTTCGCGCAGGTTTCGCCGGTAAAGGGCGTCGAGGGGTTTAACCGCTCGAGCCCGGTCTCGGGGCCAACCTTCGTCGACGCGACCGAGGGCGGCAAACGCCTGCGGCGCGGGGCCCGGCTCTGGACCTTGGCGGTGTCGACCTTCAAGGCCGAGACCTACCGCTTTCTTCGGCTCGACCGGCCGACCCAAGAGGAACGCGCCGAGGGCGCAGCCTTCCCGCCCGGCACGATCCACTTGCCGACATGGGTCGAAAGCGAGTGGCTGAAGCAGGTTGTGGCCGAACAGCTGGTGACGGTCCGCACGAAACGCGGCTTCGCCAAGCTCGAATGGCAGAAGCTGCGCGAACGCAACGAGGCGCTGGACTGCCGGGTCTATGCCCGCGCCGCCGCCTGGATCGCGGGCGCGGACCGCTGGCCGGACGAGAAATGGCGCGATCTCGAGGATCAACTCGGGGCCGCGCCGACATCGGTGGATGCGGCAGGCCGGGTCAACGGGCCGCAGGCAGCGCCCCAGGGAAAACGGCAGTCGGACTGGCTTGGCCGACGCGGAGGATGGTTTTGACAGTGAGGACCAGTCCGCGCAGCGGATGCGAGGCTCCAGTGGAGCGTCGCAAGGGAACGAACGCACTGAGCGGGAGCGAAGGGCATGGATTGGACGGAAACCGAGCTTTCGGCGCTGCGCCGGGCCTATGCCAGCGGCACGACCCGCGTCAGCTATGACGGAAAGTCGGTGGATTACGGCTCGGCGGAGGATCTGCTGGGCCGCATCCGCACCATCGAACGGGCCATCGCAGGAACGACGCGGCCACTGCCGGTGGCCGGGCTGGCGGGCTTCTCGCGTGGGGACTGCTGATGTCGGCGACCTGGTTCGACCATGCCATCGCCACGGTGGCGCCGCGCATGGCGGCCCGTCGCGTCATTGCGCGGCAGGCGTTCGATACGCTGACACGGGGCTATGACGGCGCCGCCAAGGGCCGCCGCACAGACGGGTGGCGCGCGCCGGGATCCTCGGCTGATACCGAGATTGGCGTGGCCGGGGCGCTCCTGCGCGACAGGATGCGCGATCTGGTGCGCAACAATCCGCATGCGGCGAAGGCGATCGCGGTGCTGGTCAACAACATCATCGGCGCGGGGATCATGCCGCGCGCCGCCAGTGGCGATGACAAGCTGGATCGCAAGGTCGACGCTCTGTTCGAGCGCTGGACGGCGGAGAGCGATGCCGATGGCCAGCTCGACTTCTACGGTCTGCAGACGCTGATCTGCCGCGAGATGGTCGAGGCGGGTGAGGTGCTGGTGCGGCGCAGGCTGCGGCGGGCCAGCGATGGCTTGGCCGTGCCGCTGCAGTTGCAGGTACTGGAGGCCGACTTTCTTGATGCCACCAAGACCAGCAACATCGGCTCGGGCCGCATCCTGCAGGGCATCGAGTTCGATCCTGTCGGCAAGCGCCGGGCTTACTGGCTGCACCCGGAACACCCCGGCGATGCCCATGGGGCGCTGCGCGGCGGGCTAGACAGTCGCCCTGTCCCCGCGACCGAGATCGCCCATGTCTATGAAAAACAGCGCACGCAAGTGCGCGGGGTTCCCTGGGGTGCGCCGGTGATCCGGTCCCTGCGCGATCTCGACGACTATGAAGTGGCGGAACTGGTCCGCAAGAAAACCGAGGCCTGCGTCACCGCCATCGTCTTTGGCGACGACGAGGCGCAGCAGGGCATTGCGCCCACCGTGGTCGATGCCGATGGCAACCGAGTCGAACAGTTCGAACCGGGGCTGATTGCCTATGCACGCGGCGGCAAGGACATCCGCTTCAACCAGCCCGCGGCCACCGGCGGCTACGGCGAATACAAGCGCGCCAGCCTGCACACGATCTCGGCCGGGTTCCGGGTGCCCTATGAATTGCTCACCGGCGATCTCAGTCAGGTCAACTATTCCTCGATCCGGGCGGGCCTCGTCGAGTTCCGCCGCATGATCGACGCTGTCCAATGGCAGCTCTTCATCCCGATGCTCTGCGCCCCGGTCTGGCGCTGGTTCACCGAGGCCGCATGGGCGGCGGGCCAGATCCCGACACCGGATGTCCCCGTCGAATGGTCGCCGCCAAAGTTCGACGCCGTCGATCCCTACAAGGACGCGATGGCCGACCTGCTGGCGATCCGGACCGGCACCATGACGCTGGCGCAGGCCATCGCCCGGCAGGGTCACAACCCGGACGCCGTGCTGGCGGAAATCGCCGCGACCAATGCCAAGCTCGACGGCTTCGGCCTCGTGCTCGACAGCGATCCGCGCCGCGTCACGAAAACTGGCAGCGCGCAAACGAGCGATCCGGCCAGCGATCCCGCCGCCGATCCGACAAACGATCCGGCTGACGGCCCCGAAGCTGAAACTGCCCCCTCAAAGACCGCCTGACAGGACGCCCCGCCCATGAAATCCTTCATCGCCCCCGGCAAGACAGTGACCCTCACTGCGCCCTATGCTGTAATGCCGGGCCAGGGGTTGCGTGTGGGGGCCTTCTTCGGGGTGGCCAGTGCTGCGGCGGCAGTCGGCGAGCCCGTCGACGTGGCCCTCGAAGGTGTCTTCGATCTGGCCAAAGCGCCAAGCCAGGCCTGGCAGCCGGGGGATCGCATCTTCTGGGACGATGCGGCCCGCCTCACTACGAGATCTTCCGGCGGAACCACGCTGATCGGTGTGGCCATCGAACCGGTGGGCGGGGGTGCAGGTGACGTGGTGGGTAGGGTGCGCCTCAATGGCGGGATCGCGGGTGGCGTCTATGGTCTGCCTGCGGGTCTCGGGTGGACCCGCGCCCCGGTCGAGGCGACCCGGTCGGGGAGCGGCTATGAGGTGAACCTAAGCCCGCGCGCACTGGTCGATCCCGCCATCTGGACGGGTGCGGCGATCCATGTCGACGGCGTGGCGGGGCTCGACACCAATTCGGGTCTTGGCAGCGTGGATGGCGACTTCTCGGCCGCCAAACGCACCATCCATGCCGCCTTCACCGCGGGAAACGCGACCGGCGCGCCCTATCGCGTCATCGTCAAGCCCGGCAACTTCGAGAACTCTGCCTTCACAAACAACGGCACTGTCGAGCCCACACGACCGGTCGCGATCATTGGCTGGAACGGAAGGGTGAACTACCGGGCGGGGCTGCGCACGCAGTCCTGGACACTCGATCAGGGCACTACGTACACGGCCACGATCACCTCGGTGATGCGCCTCCTGCGGGCGGATGTGCTGACGCCCGAAGGGCTCTATACCGAGTTGACGCTGGCAGCGTCTCTTGCGGCCTGCCGCGCCACGATCGGCACCTGGTTCAAGGATGTGGGCGATGTCCTCTACGTGAACCTCGGCAAGGTCGTGACCACGACCGATGTGGTTGTCATCCGGGGCTTCCATGGCGCACGGTTCCTGACCCATGCCAGTGATCTCTATCTTGAAAACCTCGACATCGAGGGCGGCATCACCGGGGCGCTGCATTGCGATGCCATCGCCACCCGCACCATCGTCGGCGTGAACTGCACCTTCCGCTATTCCTCGCCCTCGACGTCCGGGCCCGTGCCGCTCGACGCGGTGCAGATCCGGCGCACGAATGGCCTTGTCGCCTTCTTCGATTGCGATGCCTCCTCGGGGGCCAAGGACGGCTGGAACTTCCATGCGGACGGCACGTCCGGCATGCATGCGCTGCTCGTGAACTGCACCGGCTGGCGGAACGGTGCCATGGCCGGGCCCTCCAACAATGCTGTCACCAGCCATGACGATGTGATCATGGCGGTGATCGGCGGGCGCTTCGGGCTGTCGCGGAACGGCACCGACATCCACTGCATCGAGGACACGAAGACCTTCATCATCGGGGTCGAGGTCATCGCCCGCGATCCGGACGGGACCTGCACGGCATTCAAGTGCTCGAACAACGGGCGGATGTGGCTGCAGGACACGGTCGCGGATGCGGCGGGCGGGCTGACCGCTAACTACGGCATCGAGGCCAATGACGGCGGCATCGTCTGGCGCCGCGGGCACTGGAACCGGGCGGGGACGAACCTTGCCTTCAACGGCGGCCAGATCCTCGACTTCTGAGGCTGGCGGCCCCACCACACAGGACTGACCCCATGGATACGATGATCGAACTGCCGGCCATGCGCCGAACAGCCGAGCTTGCGCCGAACACCGCCGATGCGCAGGCCCGCACCGTCGAGGTGGTCTGGTCGGCCGGGGCCCGCGTCCGGCGCGCCAGCTTCTTCGGCGAACCTTACGACGAGGAACTCAGCCTCGATCCCACCCATGTGCGGCTGGAACGGCTGAACGCAGGCGCGCCGTTCCTGAAAGTGCACGAGCTGGACACGCTCGACGCGGTGATCGGCTCCGTCGTGCCCGGCTCTGCCCGCCTTGAAAACGGCCGGGGCATCGCGCTGGTCCGCATGTCGGAACGTGAAGATGTCGAGCCGATCTGGCGCGACATTCAGGCGGGGCACATCCGGGCGGTGTCCATCGGCTATCAGGTCCACCGCTTCGAGGTCTCCAAGCCTGATGGCGGCCGCGAGCTTTGGCGTGCCGTCGACTGGACGCCCTTCGAGGTCTCCGCCGTGCCGGTCGGGGCCGACCCCGCCGCCGGTTTCCGCGTCCAGCAATCCCTTCACGACTGCGTCCTTCATCGCCGGGACGCGTCCACCCCACGACAAGGAGCGTCCCCGATGACCGACCTGACCCAGACCCCGGCCGCAGCGGCCGCCGAACCCCACGCGACCGAGGAGACCCAGATGACCGATCCCACCAATACCGCGGCCGAACCGCAAACGCGCGCCGTCGAGACGCGCGCGCTGCCGCAGGCCGCCCCGACGACCCAGCCCGACACCGAGGCTATCGCTTCCCGCGCCCGCGAGGCCGAGCGCGACCGCGTCTCCACCATCTACGATCTGACTGGTCGCCTCAACCTCGAACGCAGCTTCGCCGAGGATCTGGTCAAGCGCGGTGTCAGTGTCGATGAATCCCGCCGCCTGATCCTCGACCAGGTCGCCGCGAAATCGGACGAGACCAGGACCTTCCCCCATGTCTCGATCCCGCTCGGCGGCCGTGACGAGCGCATCTCTCGCCGCGACGCGGTGGCGAACGCGCTCCTGCACCGCTACAGCCCGACGCTCTTCCCGCTCGAGGATGCCGCGCGCCAGTATCGCGGCATGACCCTGCTGGAACTGGCCCGCGAAAGCCTCGGCAATTCCGGGGTCAACACGCGCGGCCTTTCCCGCGACGAGGTGGCGACGCGCGCGCTGCATTCCACCTCGGACTTCCCCGAAATCCTGTCGGCCGTCACCAACAAGACCCTGCGCCAGGCCTACGACGCCTATCCCCGGACCTTCGCGCTCTTCTGTCGCCAGGTGCTGGCCACCGATTTCAAGTCCATGCACCGCGTCCAACTGGGCGAGGCGCCGCAACTGCTGGAGGTGGGCGAGAGCGGCGAGTTCAAGCGCGGCACCCTCGGCGAGAGCAAGGAAAGCTACCGCGTGAAGACCTATGGCCGGGTCGTGGCCATCACCCGGCAAGTGCTGATCAACGACGATCTCGACGCCTTCACCCGGATCCCGGCGATGTACGGCAATTCCATCGCGCAGCTGGAGTCGGACGTGGTCTGGGGTATCATCACCTCGAACCCGGCGATGGCCGACGGCAACGCGCTCTTCCATACCACACACAAGAACCTCGCCAGTACCGGTGCCGCGCTGGATGTGGCGAGTGTCGGCGCGGCACGGGCGGCGATGGCGCTGCAGACGGGCCTCGACAAGAAGACGGTGCTGAACATCCGCCCCGCCTTCCTGATCGTGCCCGCAGCCCTGGAACTGAAGGCCGAGCAGCTGGTCGCCCAGAACCTCGTGCCCGCAGACAGCGCCAAGGTGGTGCCGCAGTCGATCCGGACGCTCTCGCCCATCAGCGAGCCGCGCCTCGACGCCGCCAGCGCCACCTCCTGGTATCTGGCGGCGAGCTCGAACCAGATCGACACCATCGAATACGCCTATCTCGAGGGCCAGCAGGGCGCCTACATCGAGACGCGCAACGGATTCGACGTCGACGGGGTCGAGATCAAGTGCCGCCTCGACTTCGGCGCCAAGGCCATCGACTGGCGCGGCCTCTACAAGAACCCGGGTGCGTAACGCCCCCATCCCCAACCCTGACACGCGGGCGGTCCTGACGGGCCGCCCTTCGTCTTACCATAAGGATCCCCACCATGAAAAACTACGTCCAGCCCGGCAATACCATCACCCTGACCGCGCCCTATG